GATGCGTTCTGTCATATCCACGTGGCAGCAGAAACGGGTTTGAATATAGAGGGGACCAGTGTTGTCAGCCATCTAACTATTCCCCTTTTAGATGCTTTGCGTGGTTGTAAGCGTAAGGTAAAGACTATCCATGGAGATAAGGAAATCCAGGTAAAGCCACAGTCTAGAAATCGTGATGAGGTAATTATACCCCATTGTGGTGTCGGCGGCTCCGGAGACCAAAAGGTAGTTCTAGACGTTGAATATCCAAAGAACACTGATAAGTTAATTGGCGTTCTCCTAGATGAGGTAGTATAATGCCATTCGCAATGTTTTGTCAACATAAGGGTTGTAAAGGGACGGGAAACCAGATGGAACCATATCTGGATCCTAAAACCGATAAAGTGTATTGTAGTTTGTGTGACCAGGAGATGCCTAACGTCACACACTTCGTCAAAGTTCAGATGAAGGCGCTCAAACAATTTAGGCAGAAACAAGCGGTGGCGTTCGGGGTCAAGTGCCAAAAGTGCGGAAAAGAAGCCCAGCCGAAGGTCGTCAACGATGATATAGTCTGTCCATCATGCAACAAGACGCATGATCACCTCAGCGAGCCCTTCAAAATGATGCTGAAGGATAAGCTACGAACCGCTAACAAAGACGTATAAATGCTAAACAAGATAGTTGAATCGTGTCGCTTCCTGTTGAATAACTATCCAGGAGCGCAAGCAAGTAAGACCTATCTCGATTCCCGACTCAATGAAGATAGCCAAGAGCTGTTTCGGTTTGGGTATTTCCCAGGCGTTCAAGACCTGTCAGCGTTAGTTGACTTGGTTGGTGAAGAAGCTTTGCGAAAAGAAGGCTTGTTCTACACCAGAGAAATTGAGGACTCTCTTTTCCCTCGAAAGGTACCCACCTGCTACTTTGAGGACTATCCTCTGGTAATGCCCTTCCGTAACCCCTACGGACAGCCGGTGGGTCTAGTTGGGCGTACCCTGCTTTCCGAGAAGGAACAGCAAGAAAAGAAAATCTCAAAGTACAAAAATACCAAGGACTCTTTGGATTTCAAAAAGGGCAATATGGTATTCGGTCTTTATGAGAATAAGCAACATATATTAGACCGAGGGTGCGTTTATCTCGTAGAAGGTCAATTCGATGTTATAAAGGCAATGGAGATAGGTTTTAGAAATATTGTTGCTTTAGGAACTTCTTCTATGACTTCCTATCAATTTTCTGTCATTAGCAGATACTCTAATAACCTATTTTTGTTATTAGACAATGATTTTTCGGGACAAAAAGGGAGGAAACGGATTATCAGTAAGTATGGCCATATGGCCAATATTCGTAATTTTTACTTGCCAGACGACTTCAAAGACATAGATGAATACATCACTAAGGGAGGAATTAGTGATTACGGTGAGCTGTCTTTTGTCGTCAAGGATTGAAATTTCTTAGAAATTTCCGTCTTTCCTCTATTGATATATTGTGTTTGTGTCTTTCGTAATCTAGGGGTCAAAGATGGAACGTAGAAAAAACAGATCAGATAAATATCAATGGGTGCTACTCGAAACAGTTTGCTCAAATGACATGATGGAGGCATTTTGCAATGAGGATAGTATCTCGGCAAGATTGAATCCATTCGATTATAATGAGGACTTAATCGAGTTGGAAGAGCAACTCAAGAAAGAGTTTTGGAGAGTCGTAGATACACTACTGACCCCAAGACAAAGGGAAGTCATTAGACTTTATGCGGACGGCTATACCCAAATGGAGATAGCTAAGATGCTAAATGTCAACCAAAGCTCTATTACCAAGTCTCTCAACGGAAACGTTGATTACAAGAATGGTAAGAAGATTTATGGTGGAGCCCGAAAGAAAATTCGTAAGATCATCGAAAATGATGAGAAGATCAAGGATATTCTCAAGAAAATGAGTGATGCCCGCGATGAAAAGTGGTAATAATCTGAAATCTACGTAGTAGGTTTGCTACCAATAAAGTGCAGAATTAGTATCAATATTACTCTATTTAAGAAGGGTACGTTCTGTTCAACGGGAGACACGATGCCAAAATTTTCGATAGATTACTCAGGCTTGACTCAACTAACAAAAAAGGCATATCGTCTTGCTGACGTTAAAGATCAGCTAGAAACTGTTGCTTTTGATGTAGTTAGATTCAAGGATGGCGACAAGGGTGCCGATCTATGGCAGATCCAAAACGCAGATGATGGCGATTACATCGTTGCTCTATATGATGATGAAGATGAGGTTTCAAAAACCGCGTCTGCTAATCCTTGGGGTGTATTCGTGACAAAGAATGGTCATGACTTGCAAATTTCTTACAAGGGCGATCCCCTTGTAAGAATGGCCTCAGCTAAGCTTGGTATTCCAAGCACAGAGTTGCACAGAGCCGAGCAGTACCTACCAGAAAAGTTAGCCACCAATAAGAAGCTCGTCAAGGCTCTATTGAGTGAACTAAGTGAAGCAGCTAGATTAGAGGTATCTAGACGATACCCGGAACTGGTTTAACGGAATAGGTATTCAATGAGCTTTGATAAAATACATCAACTAGTAGGTTCCTTAGCTAAGGCAGTCGACGACAATCAAAGGATTCCTACCCCAATTTTGGCCGCTAAACTGGCAAGATATGTTGAAGTCTATCCTCAAGATAAAACTCTTGGATCTATGTCCAGAATTATCGATAAGATGGTCGACAACAATACAAACTTCATTCGTAAGGCGGAGTTAAAGTCCCTTTACGGAAAACTGTATCAACATGGCACCAAGGTTGCTGAGTTGCTCACAGACGAGCTTGGCGAAACGGCCGAGCCAGAAATCACTACTTATCAACGTGACGAAGCCGTCAAAGCTAATGCTTACCATGTAGGCGACCAGGTTTTGGCCAATGCTTTGGAGAGCGTTTTCGATAAGCATGCCCCACTCAAGATGTATTCACAGCCAGTAGCTGAAAAAGCTATTAAGTCCGTTGGTACAACTTTGGATGCCTGGAATCTAAGACCATCTCATCTCGCTGTTAGCGATGGCAATGATAAGTTCATTGTAATCAAGGCTGACTACGAAACTCCAAAGGGAGTCACTAGCTTCTACGTTCCAGTAGAAGTCAAGAAGAATGATGTTGTCGAGCCAGAAGTATTCATGGGCAATACTGGTCCAGAAGACCTCAACCACACTACTATTAAAGCGTATTTGAAGCAACAGGCCGGCTCCAAGACTAAGATTGGTGCCACTGATATTCTTGCCGCTTTGACTCATGCCGCCAGTGACAAGCGTGAAGTATCTGCTGCCGAGTTAGCAGTTACCCGCATGAACGCCGAGCGTCAGGGTAAGTCCGAATTCTTCCAAGGTCAAGTCGTTGGACTCAGAGTTGACGCCGCTGCTAAAGAGGATGTCTCTCTTCCAAAGTCCGATGAATTCGTTTCCTTCGAGGAAAAGTTCACATCTCCACAAGGCTTAGCCGCTTGGAGATTTGGAGCAGAAAAAGTTGGAACTGCCAAGGCTCATATCTCCCGTGAGTTGCAGTCCATGGGTTTCGCTAATCACCAAGTGGTAATCACTGGTAATGACGAGACTACTATTTTCTGTGGTGTTTCATTGGAGACTGGAAAGGTTGCTTTCACAGTACCAGTTAAGGTAGCTGATAACAAGCTACAAAAGCCAGTCATTATGTTGTGCAACGGATCCATTGCTTCCTTTGATAAGGCTGGCATTAACGGTCTGGTTTCTCAGAATAAGACTGATTCTAAGGTTGCTGCTGTTGCTTCCAACATGGCATCTCTCAAGCCAAGTGAACTTGTCGGTAATTTGCGTCAAGCTCTTGCTGAAGAGAACTATGCTAAGGCAGAAGATGCTCTCAACGTACTAGCAAACGCTGGTGATGAAAAGGCTTATGCCCTTGCATTCCAGCTATACATGACCGGACTAGCTGGTGTCAAAACGGCTGAGACAAAGTGCTCTAAGATGATTAAGAGTGCTAGCAGTGAGTACCCAGTATGTTCACACACTGGACTACCAGTAAACAAGGTATACCAAGACAAAAATGGATATTGCCGTCCACTATACCGTAAGGGTATGGATGAGACTTATGAGGGAGCTTCCTTCATCAACGCCAAAATATTCGGGTAAACCATGAGAATGTTCAGGCTGGCAGACCTTTTCGAGCACAAATACAGTAGCAGCTCGGTTGTGAAAACTGCCGCCTCGCCTGCTGATGTATTGGCACGTGCTAAGGATGACATCCTAACTAACTACAAGAATTGGGTTATGGGCAAGTACCGAGCCCTAAAGATTCTTGCAGAAGCTGGCGAGCCATACGCAAAATTGCTATACAGTCATTACAATGATTTGGTAGCTAATATCGATACCTATTCTCCAGTTCAAATCTATAATAGAGTCAACAAGATTCTATCTTCGATTAATGAGATGAAGGCCGATAAGAAATATCGTGAGAGCATTCACGGAATGGTCGAAGTTAAGAAAGAATCCGACCGTAACTATCGTGAGAATCTTAAGTCTGGATTTGAAACTAACATTTCCAGAATTTCTTATGGCCTAGAAAAAGTAGCCAGAGTATTGAGAGCTTTTGTTCCAGATACAGAAATTGGTGGCGGTGCTGTTGAGCCGCAACGTAAAGACCTAAGCAAAGAAAAATTGCTTATGTTTATGAAGACTCCAGCCGCCCAACATTATGGACTAGACAATATTGAAGTAATGACTGAAGTTCTTTCATATCCCGAAACGAAAGAGAAGATCGTTACCCTCATTAATGCAATTGATAGAGGCCATCTCCCAGCCGATGGACCACAAGTTATGGCTGAAACCCGCGCTATCAAGAGCTGGCTAGATGCTAAAAAGACTAATCTTCCGGCATTAGAGCAGACCCCTGAGAAACCGGCCGCTCCTGTTTCTCTCTTCGAGGAAGAGGAAGAAGAACCTAAATAAGAGGCTAAACTATGAGAATTGCTGAACTATTAAATGCTATGGCTTCTTGGCTAGAGAGCCCAAATAACGAAGCTTTGTTGCTTGCTGAGGCCGATCAAAAGTGCATGCAGGTAGTAGCAGAGTCTTGCGTTCT